CGCCCGTCGTACCGCCGCCGGTGTCGTTGGCGCCTAAGAAGTACTCCTGCAGCGGGCGTGCGCCCGCGTACGGGAACAATGGTCCGTATCGCATGGGAAATTTCCTTGTGAGTAAAGGTCATCCGAGAGGCCGGCGACGGGATGCCGCCGGCTGATCAGGGGTAGACGACAGAGTTACGCGTGCAGGACGCCCTGCAAAATGCGGTTCGAGCAGAGCAAGTTGCCCATCCACAGCACGGGGATCACGACAGCGTCCTGGTTGACGCTCTTGAGCTCATCCATGATCGTCATGTCCGCGTCGCGATGCACCGCGATCTCGAGGTAGTCCGTGTTGATGAAATAGCCGTGCACCGCGGGGATGCCGCCCGAGGAGTCGAAGAACACGTCGGCGTTTTTGTACTTCATCGTCACGAAGCCCGCCTTCGCTGCCTCATCATCCCCGTCGGCGCTCGAATAGCGCTTGAGCGATGTTTGGCTCTGCTCGAAGAAGGTGAACAGGTCATCCGACAACACGATCATGTCGGGCTGGTCGGTACCGCGGGTCTGCTTGATGTAGAGCGTCAACATCAACGACTCGATGGTGGAAGGCCCCAGGGTGAGCGCAGAGCCGCCCTGCAGGGGCGCCGCGGCCGACTGCACGAGGTTCTGCCAGAACGGGAAATTGGTCGAGTTGATCTGCCCGACCGTGCCCGTGCCGACATCCGAGATCAGCGCCTGCAGGCCGTTGATCTGGTTCGCCGCGGTGCCGTCCGAGTAGATGTCCCCGGCCATGCCGTTTTTGAACGAGTTCATCGCGTTGCGAATCTTCGACTTGGTGAAGTTGATGATCCGCGACTCGCCCATGTTGGTGCGAAGCTCAAGGCCCGACGCCGCCACGTTCACTGCGACCTGGCGCCACGGGTACTCCGCCGCCGTCAACACATCGACCGCGTTGATGTTGAGCGAGTCGTAGCCCGAATAGCGCTGGTAGGTGTTGTTGTTGGCGTATTCCAGCGGCGCCACGAGCGACAGGCCGCCGTCCTCGGTGCGCTTGCGCCCCTTTTTGTCGAGCCGGCGGTAGAGCGCGTTGTGCTTGCTGACGTTATCCGCGACCTCCGTCTCGTGCTTGCGAAAGGTCGTGGCGGCAAGCTCCGTCCACGCCTGGAAAATACTGGTAATGCCTTGCGGCATGGGATGCTCCTAGTTAGGTGGTGATGAGGCCGAGTTCGCGTGCCTTATCCGCGATCGTGTCTTCCATCTTTCCGGGCTTACCGGGAGAGGGTTGAGATGCACGACGCGGAACATTCACGCTTCCCGCTCTCCTCGCATCACGCACCTGGCGCTGGTTCTCAGCGCGGCGTTGAGCATCGAGATCGGTTTGCTGCTTCTGCGCGAGCAGCGTGCGAATTTCGGGGTGGGCCCAAATCGCGCGGTCATACGCGGCATCCAAGGCCTGCGCATGCGTCAACGTCGGATCTGCCTGCCGGATTGCGGGGATCAACGCCGACACTTCGTTGATCACATCGTTGAGGTAAGGGCGCTTGGGCTGTCCTTGCGCATCCATCTCGTTCATCCACCGGGTGACGGTGGCTTCCATCGTCTGCGTCTCGCGGTTTGCGGCCTCTTGACGCTCTCGCTGTTGCTGCGCGAGGAGTTGGTCCACGCGCGGGTCACGAAACTGTGCCGGCTGTGCCGGCTGTCCGTTTGGCTGCGGCTGTCCGGTGGGTTGCTGGCCGTTGCGCTGTTGAATCGCATTGAACAGCGGCGTTAGGTCCACGCGGAACTGATCCGCCACGGTGGCGATCACCTGCAACTTTTGGGCTTGCGAGCCCGTGCGCAAGATCGCGGCCGTGCGAAACAGATCCGCGACCGCAAGTTCCGGCGTGCCGCCCTCGGCCTGGATCATGCCCATGTAGGGGTCGATGACTTGGCGCAAGCCTTTGCCCAACTGCGCATCGGGAAGCAGCTGATCGCGGCCGTTTAAGAAATCCTGTTCGCGCCGGTAAATCTCGGCGCGGATCGACGCCGGCACCTTGTCCCATTCAGTGCGCGCCAGCGGGCGGAAGGAGGATGGGGCACGGTTGAGATCGCGCTCCGGATGCTCGCCGGCAGGCGGCTCCGCCGTTGCCGCGCCCGCGTCCTCTTTCGAAGGCGCGCTCGTAAGTGGCTTGGCAGCGGCCGGAGTCGCCTTATCAACTTTCGCAGCCTTCGGATCGACGGTGTCTTTGTCCTGCGCCTTGAACTTGCCATCGGGCTTGCGGGAGACGGGAATCACTTCCTTCGGCGGATCGACCTCGACGTCACCGGCGGCCGGCGCCGTCTCTCCCGCGGGCGCATCGTCCTCTACGCGATAGCGTGACTGAATCTCCGCCCAATCTGCCGCCATCGTGTCGTTGACGTCTTTATCGCTCAAGGCCATGGGGTTCTCCCGTTAATCGCTCAATCGCAGGATCGAGAAGTCGGTGCATTTCGGCTTCCGCTCTCAAAAAACGTTGATGTGTGACGCCGGGCAATCCATCGCACTCAGCGATACCGAGCTCTTCCAGCTCGGAACGCGGGCGGCCGCAACGGCGACACCAGTCCATGTACAGCGATAGATCGTGCGTCACGGGTCGTAGCCCTTCGCTTTGCCTTCCAGCACCCGCTTCATACGCGATGGGAATTGCGCCCAGGTCTGCTCCACTCGCCGATCGACGGCAGCGGCCTGCCTCGCTTCGTTCTCGGCCTGCGCTTTCGCCGCCTCGCGCTTCTCCTGATCGAGGCCTTCCCAGGGGCGGCAGTTATGCCGGCGCAAATCCTCGCGCCGCGCTTTGCGGCCTTCGATCCACTGACCGGTGATTGGGGATTCGTAGCCCGGCAAATCGCCCTGGATGAAGTGCAGCGCGCGCGGACGGCGCGCAGCCGTCTCCACCAGCTCTTTGCGAACTGGGTCCCAGACGAAGCGGCGGCGCATTAGGTTTTTTCCGGCTCCGGAACGATCTCGCAGGCAATGCGCTCGATCGGAATCTTGAGGCGGACTTTTGCCATGCGGCAGTTGTTTTCGTGGAGCGTACAATGCGGATAGCCGCAATCTGGCTCATGCCAATTAGTGCACCAACCGACCGCGTATTCAGCCGCCGCGATTTTGCACGGCTCGAATTTCAATATTGAGCCGCAGGCACCGCATTGATAGCCGCCTCGCTGGACGATCACGTCGGCAGTAGCCGCGAACGGCTCAACCGGCGCGCCATTGACCGGCGTCCCATCCAAAAATCGATAGCTCACTGCAACCCCCCGCCGCCGGCGACGGTCCGATCGGCCACCGGCTGCACAGCCGTGTCCGGCGCTTTCGTCGCGGAAATCGTCGCCACGATGATCTTGACGAACGCATCGAACTTGGCCGACATCTCGTCGCGCTGCGTTTTCTGCGCCTCCAAGAACTGCTCGCGCTGGGTCTTGAAATGCTCCTCGAGCATGAGGCGATTGTTCTCGGCCTGTTCGCGCTGCGCCTGGAGCGCCTGCGCGCCCTGCTGCTTGATTCCCTCGATCTTCAAGTCCGTCGCATTGTCCGCGGCGGATTTCTGCGCATCCGCGGCCGCCTTCGCCGCGTGCGGATCGGTGGGCGGCTTCGGCGCCTGCATCTTATCGAACGCATCCTCAACCGCCGTGCCCAAGCGCGAGCGGCGGATCACCGCCATGATCAATTCCTTTGCCGAATCGACGGGGAGCACGCCCTGCTGCACCATGGGCGCAAGCTCCGTCATCGTCTGCGCCACCGCGGTTAAGACCTGGGAGAGGCCTTGCATGTCGGCCGAGATCGTGCCGGCCACCGTGGAGTCTGTCTCCACATCGATCTTGAACTGGCGCATCTTCTCCGAGCGCATCAGCGCGATCAGCGCATCCCAGGTCGGCACCTGCAGAATTGCCGGATCGAGGGCTCCCGGCATGGGACCTGGCGGACGCGCCGGGGGAATTGGCCCTCCAGGCCCCGTTCCGCCGCCAGGTTGACCCATGTTCGGCGCCGGCGCAGGGCCTGGCGCTCCCGGAGGAGCGCCGGGCGGCATCCCGGGCGCGGGCCCCATGGGGGGAGCTTGTGGCTGCGCCTGCTGCGCCATTGCCTGCTGCTGAAACTGCTGAATCAGGAGCGCCTTCTGCTGCGCGGTCGGGAACTTGAGCTCCGTCATGTCCTCGAAAGTCTGGGGCCTAAACTTCTGCGACATGGCTGAAGCGGCGAGCCGCAAGATGTCCCGCGCGTAGCGCTGCACTTCCTTTTGCATGCGCTGCAGGCGCACGGAGCCGTAATTGGACTTCAGCTCCTGCGCGCCCAACGTCTCCTGCGGATCGGTCGCGCCGCGCACGATGTCCGAGATGCCGAGCAGTTCATCGATGATCGCCTTTTGCCGGTCGCGCGCATCGTAGAGCGCCTCCAGGATGGCGACGTTCTTCTCCACCGGCATCCATGACACCGCTTTGTCGAGACCGCCCTCGGCCCAGGCCTGCGCGTTCTGCACCGGCACCATCTCGTTGTCATCGCTCGAGAGGATGTCGGCCATCTCCTCGATGCGCGCGTCATACACGCCGCGCAGGCGCGTCGTGTTGACGATCTTGTCGATGCGCGCCGAGATTTTGTCGAGCTCGTTCGCCTGCTCCTCATACAGGTGAAAGATTGGCACCGGCAGGAGCGACCCCGTGTTCTCGATGATCGCGAGTGGCCGCGGATTCGGGAAGAAGCCATCGAACTTCAGCGGCGGTTCGCCGTCCGGATTCGCTTTCGGGAAAATCAGGTACGGGCAATCCTCATGCAGGAAGAATACCCGATCGCCGCCCTTGTCCCACACTTCCCAGAACTCGGCGACTTTCTCGGTCTCGCCCACTTCCTGGCCCGGCTTCTTGTCATCCTCCAGTGTCGGCACCGTGAACTCAACATCGACCAGGTCATCCGCCTCGAACATGTCCTCGGCGTCCTTGCGCGTCAACTTGTGGCGAAAGAACTCCGAGGGCACTTCGGCCCACACCCGGCCATAGCCATGGCGAAAGTCCTTCCAATCCACGTGCTCGAGCACGACCGATTCGCTGGTGAGTTCCTCTTCGGCTTCTTCCGGATCATCGTCGGGCTCCGCAGGCTTCGACACACCCGTCGATACGTCCGCCTCATCGTCATCATCGGGCTGTGCTTCGGGCGCCACGCTCGCAATTTTAGGCACATAGCGAATCCGCGAGAGCCCGCGCCCCGGTAGGAGCCCATCGAGTACGTCGTTCTTGAGCGAATCGTCGAAGTCATCGCCATCGACGAACACCGACAAGCTACGCTCGAGCACTTCCGAGACCGCTTTGCCGACCGGGTCCGCATCGCGAAAGCGCCGCCGTACATCAGGATTGGGCCGGCTGTTGTAAATGGCCGGCCGCAGGATTTCCGTATTCGCCCAAAGCACATTGAACCGATTGCGCTTCTTCTCCTCGCCGCGGTAGCGCGCCACGATTTTCTCAGCCGCCTCTAGCCAGTCGCGTTCACGTTTTCCCGCGAGCTGCAATTCCTTCTTCCAGCGCCGCGCCTCCTTCTCATCGTCGGAGGCGGGTTCGCTGCGTGCCATTGGATCAGTACGTGATCACGTAGCAGGCGCCCGGACCACCATTGCCGCCGGCGCCAGAGGCTTGCGTCGAAATCGAGGAGCCGCCGCCGCCTCCACCACCACCGATCGCGCCAGTACCGCCGGCAAATCCCGCGGCCGCCGCGCTCGATGCGCCGCCGGCGGCGCCAGTTCCAGCGGAGTCACCGACGGGTACCGTGCCACCCGTGCCCGCCCCGGCGCCTCCTGCAGGTCCGGTCAGTTGCTGGTTGGGAACACTGCCGCCATTGCCGCCGTTAGTGGCAGCGGGAGCTGCGGTTAATCCACCGCCTGCGCCGCCCCCCGAGCCGCCACCATAGGCTGGCGCACCGTTGGAGCCGGCAGCGCCACTCGCGCAACCCGCACCGCCGCCACCGCCATTCGGGAAAGTTGGCGCGACCCCGCCTGCGCCTGATCCACCGCTGCCCGCGCCATTGCCGCCCGTGCCGCCCGTGCCCGCAGCGCCCGAGCCGCCGGCAGTGTTTTGTCCACCCCCCGCGCCGCCGCCCGTGTTCGCAGCGGACGCCCCACCTTGACCACCGCCACCTGAGAATGCCGTGAGAAACGTTCCGAAAGTAGTGTTCGATAAGGCGACCGCGCCGTTATTGCCGGCGGCGCCGGTCACTGCTGTGCCACCTAATCCGCCGGCTGGAATGTTGATGGCAACGGTTGCCGGGAGCGCGCCCGATGCAAACGTGACATCCATCTGATTGCCACCACCACCCGCGCCGCCGCCCGAGCTCGCGGTGCCCGAGGCGATGCTGCCGCCTGATCCACCACCGCCGCCGGGGCCGATGAGGATGACGCGCACATTCTTGCCGCCGCCCGGCGCAGGATTGGTCCAGGTGCCAGCCCCGGTCCCGGTGAAAGACTGGACGTTGCTCGCCGCAAAACTCGTGGTGCGCAGAGCCATTTACGCGCCATCCCCGAAGTGCACGCGCATGTTCGAGCCCGTGGCCGAGCCGATCACCGAGAGCTGCGTGATGCCCGCTGGCAACGTGAAGGTCTCAACGCTCGTCGGGAGCATGTAGACGCCATTGTTAAGCGTGAGCGCCGCCTGGGCGCCAAAGCACCAGGCGAACGCCGCCGGGCCGTCATTGACGATGCGCATGGTGCACTCGGTCTCGACCTGCGGCACGGCGAGCTGCTGCACGGCCGCGGTGACCGCGATCTCCACTTGCGTCACGGGCGGATTCTGGTTCGCCGCGCGCGGCAGAAAGGCGAATTGTGTCTGCATGCATCAACTCTCCGCGAGGCGCTTTCTCTGCGCCCGCTTGATCAGTTCATTGACGGTCAGGTCGGTGTCGAAGCGCGGCGGCTTCGCACTCGGCTTATCGCGCACGTAGGGCCGCGACATGCACCCGTAGCGCAGCGCATCCGGCGCGTGATCCTCAGACTCCGTGTCGACGTCCTCGGCGCGGTGCGGATCGTGCTGCAGCGCTGGCAACGTACGAATGGTGTGCGTGCAGGTCGAGAACAGGTACAGCATCGGCCGCCCCTCCTCGCCGTTCAGGCGCTCGCGGACCTGATCCCAGCCGCCCATCGCTCCGCTGCGTGCCACGCGAGCGTTGTCGGCCCGCCGAAAGTTCAAGTTCAGGCGCTCCGCGATCGACGGGCCGCCATCCTGCGCGAACGCAGCTGGGTCTAAGACCTCATCGCCTTTCGGATCGCCCTGTTCAATGGCGCGGATACCATCGCCGACGGCGGATGCCGTCATCTTGCAGCCGACGTTCGGCTCACCGTTCCAGCCGTACCACTCGCGGTACACCACGAGCGCGCCGCGCGGGAACTGCGGCAAGGCGCCGTCCGACACCGCGAGCCAGAGTACGCAGAACGGTTTAGCCGAGCCCCAGTCCATCGCCCGGATGCGTGCCCAGTGCGTCGGGATCTCGACGGGGCGCACCACATGGCGTTCCATCGAGAATTCCGGAACGTACGCGC